CGCCGGGTGCGTAGGTTCGCTGCGACTCGCCCAAGCTGGTCGTTTCCAGCATCTCAAGGCTGCCGGTCAACTGCCAGTTGGTGACCTTGATCTGCTCGATGCCGTCTAGCAGCAAGCGACCATCACGTCCGGTGTAGACCTTAGCCATCAGAGCACACCTACCAGTTTTACTGTAACGCTACTGATTCCAGGTCGCACCGACGTGATTGTCGGTGGTCCGTCGTAACGCCATTGATTGCCAGTCGCTGCATCAATAGCGGCGCTGTTACCGCTCCAGCCAGTGCGGAACGCTGCGGGCAGCGTGAACGAGGTAAAACCGCCTTTGGTTTCGTCGTAGTGAGTGATGAAGTCGTCGGCGTGGGTATCGGCAATGTTGTTGTAGGACAGGTCAAGCGTCATGCCAGTACGTTTATCGCCGTACAGGATTCGCACCTCTTTACCGCTCTGCGCCTGAAAGGTCTTGTAGGCGTAGTCACCTGCACTGAAACTGCGGGCTGTTGGAGCATAAGAGGGAAAAGCCATTAGCCGTCAATCCCTCCAACCACTTCAAAGCTGTCGTTTAAGTCTAGAACGTCTTGTGCGATCAGACTCCTGTTGCCGCTATCCACTGGATAATTGCTGGCCTTGATCGTGACGATTCCGTCTTCGTTCAAATCAAGTGCCTCTACCTGATAAACCTCTTCGGTGACGTTGGTATTGATTACGGAAAACACAGAATTACGGATGTTTTGCGCAACGCCATTGATGATGACTAGCGTGCCAGAGGCAACCGTGGTTTGACTGCGCTCCCAGTAGTAGACGCTATAGCTGCCGTCACCAAGAGGCGATGCAGCAACTACGGTGCCGTCTTCTTTGACGATTCCGTTGTTGGCAGGTGAATACGGGCTTGACTCAGTTGAAACACGAATAAAGTCACCAGGAGCCAGAGACAAGCCCCACGGCATTGTTTGGAACGTGATTGTATGCGTGACGTATTTGCGCACGGCTAGGAAATATCGAGCAACTTTGATGGCGTGATCGTCTCCAGTAATGTGCGAGAAATCAAACTCCTCAAGCGGTAAATCAGCAGCATTTGCGCCGCTGTAGCGCACGACAATGGTTTGCTGCTCGGGCAGTTTGTTCAGCCCTGTCCACCTGTAAAGAACAGCCGCTTGAAAAGATGCACGTTGCTCTAGCTCCAACCATTGAATGTCTAAACTTTCGGCAATAATGTTGCCATCAGTGAACATGCCTTTGATTTCGATGGCACGGCTTGCGTCGATTCTGTAGTTTGAGTCGTAAGGCAATGCTGGCTCAAGCGCTAAACGGCCATTCTTCTGTGAGACATAGCAAAGAACGCTAGGCGCGATTGATCCAAGCCATGAGCGGATGTTGATTGGCTCCGCAACTGCATCATCAAAGAACAGGTTGTTTGCTTTCATAAATCGCCCCGCCTCAACAAAAGAGTCACGATCAATTAGCTCGGTATTGATTAACTCACCGGCGCCGGTATCCTTGTTGGTGAGCATGTACCACACCAAATCCGAGAGCAGATTGCTTGCGCCTACGCCGCCCTCCACAAGACGCTCTACCTCAATACCTTCAACCATCAGGCACCGCAGCTGATCCAGCTGCGAAAAGTTGTCGCTGGATCGCAGCTTGAGACCGACTACTGCGCAGTTGTTGTAGTTGGGAATAGGTGACTCGGATAGGCTTTCATTTACATACACGATTTCATGCTCAGGTCCGTTATCACAACTGCGAGTAACCAAATCACCATAATGCGAAACCTCGGCAATACCGCTATACCGCTCAAAAAGTCTCGTTTGCGATTGGCTGCCTGCTGCCGATACATACACAGAAGGAATATAAACTCGATAATGGAACGCATGTTGCACACCCGCAACTGTTCTTGCATTTTTAATGAACTGGTCGTCGTTGCTCCAGTTGCCGGTAAAGCTCTCTACGTCTGTTTCAATAATTTCCCACCACCTGTTGCGGGGTGTTGTTGGGAGAGATCGTGTAAATGAGCGCACTGTAATCCGCATGTTTACGCTGCGCCCTGGTTGATTTTCAGAAATCCAGCCAGACTTAGTGCGGACTGTGCCATCAGGCAGGTTGTTGAAGTATGGATCTTCTCCAAAAAAGATTGACATTATGTTGCTTGTAGTGTTAAACGGCACAGCGGAACTGCCCGTTTCCGTGTTAACAATGCCGTCAAAAATCACATCTATTTTGCTGTAATCCGGCTGCCAAGTGCCTGATGTTAAATCAATTTCAGCATCTAACAGCGGATCCAATAGTGATGGCACTACAGCCATTTCCCTGTGGGCAAAGTAGTCAGCAGGTTTCGCGAAGTAGCCACGCCCGCCGACCGTAAAAGTGCCGATGTAGTTAGTTGTCGTCCACTGCTTGTAAGGCGTTGCCGCGCCATCAAGAACAAACACGTCATTAAATCCACCGCTCTGTTGCGCAAACCATGCGCTATTAGCAGGGCGGAAACGAAACTCCAGCTGCGACTTATTAGGGTGAACAATCCGAATAAAGGAGTAAATGTCTTGCGGTGTTGAACCGACGACGGCAAAGACGTAATTTCCGAGGTTTGTCCATCCTTCGTTTGGCGTGGCGTCGCGCACTGCATCCACATTGCTTGGGCGAACGTCAAGCAAAAAGAACGACATGCGATGAACGTATTTTGTGACCGATCCAGTTTCTAGTAATATGTTTCTTGCATTAAATCCTTTAGGGTTGTCGCTTTTGGCCAGCTCGCCTGGTGTTGGAATAGAGTTGAAGTTGCAAAGGTTGTTTAGCCTTGCCCATACATTGCTCTTAATTCCGATCTCGGTGGCTTCAGTGCGGCGTGTATTTTGAACAGTGCCCGCTTCATACCGCAAAATGGGATAAAACGCTTCGGTAATATCGCTATACCGCAAATATCGTTCAGTGTTTATTGCCTGTTCTGCTACAAGACCAATTTTTCGTTGGTTTTCGCTCCAGGCTTCAATACACTTGAGTGTGATTAAAAAACCAGTGCTGCTGTGAGCCTTGGGATTGTAAGGGCCTTGAGTGCGACTGATAACCTGCCACATTGTGCGACCGATCATAAAAGTCGCGCCAACAGCAAACTGCGAATCGTATTTAGTCAGCTCAGATTCAACTGTTGATCGCACATCGTCTAGCTTGGCAGGTTGCGCTCCTGAACCAGCTGTAAACGGTTTCAAATCTTGTTTGTTTTTACCTAGCAAAATCTCAATAGTATCGCCAACATTAACAGTCGGCTCTGCAGTCAGTTCCTCCCAAACATCTACACCGGCTATTGTTGACTGCCGCAGGCTATGGCCCACTCCATTATGCCTAATTACGCCGATACGTCGAGCGTAATTGACGCCAGTTCCGGGCATCCCCGAACCTATAGAGCCGGGCCTGTCGTCCGAACCATATGGATGTGTTTCGCGAAGAAACTTATCGACGTATTTTTTAACGTCAGCTTCAGCCTGCCTAACCTGATCCCGATCGCCACCTTTCTCTTTCCATTCTTTGAGTGTGCTAATTACTTTCCAGTTTGGGCGAATAGGTGTCCCATTTGGGATGCCTGCATACACGCCAAAGCGGGCCTGACTTGTAGGCGTAAATGCACCACAAAACGCAGGCTGGTTAGCTCCGTTTACGCCTGGCGCATAAAACGCATCTTCGTTGGCGCCCTTGCCGTCATCAATGGCAAGCGTTCCATAACGGTGGTTGTAGATACGCAGGCGACTGCCGGCGCCCAACGTTTCATAGCCACCATTCCAATAGAAATCAAAAAACTCGTTGTAAACCGAGTCGAGTGCCGCATTGCCAAGATAAATTGCCGCGAGACTAGGCTTTTGCATCGGCCCTTGGCCGGCTATTGCGACAACTTCGCTAATTTGATAGCCGCCCCAGCTCTTTATGCGTGACCACACCATTTGAGGCGATATCAAAACACCGCCGCTTACGTACAGTGAACCGTTGGCGTCAGTGTTTTGCTGTTGACGTGTAAAGACGATCGGGACTGCAGATCCGTACTCAGCCAACTGCTGCAGCGAATCAAAACCAAATGAAGGTGCGAACGCTTCTGCACCTCTTTTGCTGGGAAGAGTGCGTCGTTGTATGTCTGTTTTAGGCTGCTGCGGCTTCGGTGCCAGCAGGAATGCTGCGGCAGTTGATGCCACACCAATAACAAGGTTGATAATGGCAAGAACAAGGGCCGTTTCAGCTCGCACTTCCGGCACATGCGCATACTCCGCCGGTCTGATATACGGATGCTTGCGGACCTGTTCAGAAAAGGCTCGATATTCGTCTTCAGTACAGCCAAGCTCTTGGATCAGACGCTTCTCAAACGGAAGCAGCGGCAGCTCCGCACTGCGCCGATAGGGCACCATGCCACCGCCTTCAAATGCTGGTTGATGTAGAGGCATCCGTTTTCCCAGTAGACCGCAAATGCTGTGGTTTCTTGCGGCAGCAGTAGCACATCACCATCGTAGGCGGCCAGGTCAACCCTGCGACACCACGTCAGCAAGTCACGGGCAAATGACTTACCTTCATACCATTCTGACTTGCGGACAGGATGCGGCAAACCAAGTCGATCAAGAACCGTAAAGACAAGGTGTATGCAATCCAACGCGCCGTCGGGGTCGCTGCCATCGGCCCCAAAGCGGTAGGGTTTGCCAATTAGATCACTGCACTCGCACATTGCTGGTTAGCGGCAAGTGACCCACAAGCTGCTGCGTCAGTTTCTTGCGTGGCACGTCAGCGCCAACAGCATCAAAGACAGACGCCATATTTAATGTAAGGGTTGTTGCGTCCCAGCCACCCGAAACAATTTGCCCGACGTAGCTGCTAATCAGGGTGTAGTTTGCTTTGTTGTCGGGATCAATCAATACAACTTGAACATTCGCAATCCAACGGTCTTGGATAGCAGTTGCCGCCCATCCACGGCTTAGCTCGTTATTGGGAAACGCAAGCGTTGCAGGCTGGTTGTCACCGCTTTTTGTAAATGTGGAGCCGCTAAATGCAAATGGCATATAACCAAATGCGGATTCTGCGCCGGTATCTACGTTAAAAAACGGAGCGTCTTCGTTGACCCAATAGTTTTGAAATTGATAGCCGCCAAGTGTGCCCTGCGTGCGCAAGGTTAAATACTGACCAAAGGCAAGTGTGTCGCTCATACTCCGATGCTCCTGCGGATGTTGGTATTTTGCCGCAAGCTGTAAAGCGTTCTTTGCTCACCACGCCTAGCACCTTGCTCTGCAGCCTGCGCCATGCCGCGCTGAAACTGATCGGCGGTGACGTAATCCACGTTGTTGATGCGCTCCACGG